GCCTAAACCACTCTTTAAGTAAATAGCTGAGTTTGAATAAAAATTAGTATTAGTAGATGAATTACTAGAGATAGTTATTACGCTTGAATTAACAACAGCTTGAAGTGCACCTGTGTTAAAAGCTGCCCATCCAGTACCGCCACTATTTACCTTTATTGTATCGATAGTGCCAGGTGTAGCCGCGGATGTAACAGAACTATTAGAAGTTACAGGTATATAATTATTAGAGCCAAATTTACTGAGCTCAGTAGTACCTACTGTGTACATATATTTCCATACGTACCCATCAGAAGTTTTAAATGAAGAGGTAGATACTATAGATGGCAACACTACAGAGTTACCACTACCTGATTCTAGTACTTTATAAACGCCTCTATTACTAGAATTATAAACAAAAAACTGTTTGTTAAAGATATCACTATCATCTTTATCATAAGCAGGGTATGATGTATTGTTGGTCCAGTTATAGCGAGGAACCATTAGTATGATGTCGTTATTGGTTACTTCTTTGCCGTATAAAATATTGTTATAAACATTATGATCATAGTTGCTTATAGCTTGGTTAGCAGTAGGTGGATTATTGTCATCAGGCCAAGGCGTTGATTTCGCTGTGAAAACATAATAATTGTTTTCGTCGCTTTTAACGTCATCAATGAATTGCTGCGCAATATCGACTTGTAGTTTTTTTGTAATAATTCCAGCCATATTAGCTACCCAAAATCTTATGAATTATTTATGTAAGGGTTATAGAGCTGCTCATGTATTCTGCAGTACTATCAAGGTTATCATATATGATATATTTACCGAACAATTCTGTACCCGCTGTATGAACCATGGCTAATACCACATCTTTATATTCGTTGAAATTAACTGAGGACCTTAACTCATACGAAAATTCTTGATAATATTTACTATCTTGAATATATTTGTCGGAGTCTAAAAACCCTCTAGTTGATTTCCAGTAACCTTCTTTTTTACCTTCGCTTGATACAATAGCAGCTCCTGTGACGCTGAAACTACTATCCGGGGAAGATAGAGTTACTCTTTCTCCGGGTTCGTAACCTAATCCACTATCTACGATTTTAGTAGCAAGTGCAATACCTTGACCTGTACCAGCAAATGCATCTACTATAGCATCAGCACCCTTATATCTACCAGCTACACCTGGCTGCTCTAGTGCAGCAATAAGAGGCTCTGTTACGCTTACGTAAGGGTTTAACGAATAACCTGTACCAGGATTAATACCAGCGAGATAACTAATAGTACCTATCTCAAACTCTTCATATGTTAGCGCGTTTGTTAAGGTGGTAGCTAGATTTTCTATATCTGCGATAGATGATACTTTCTGAAAAAGATAATTAGCTTGATCTTTAAAGTACTGTACACCGCTTTGTGTATTACTAAAATTTTCTGTGACGGTTAAAGAGATATTATTAGCAATTGTAGATACTTGACGAACTTCCTTCGAAGTACTAGTATTTACTTGAATGTAACTCCCTACTACTAAATCGGTAGTAAATGTAGTACCTGTACCGGTTAATGTATTACTTCCACTAGTAGTAGCAACCGTTCCTGTAGCTGGTAATCCCTCATTAAAAACAAGCAGTTTTGTATCGAGTCTATCTCTAATATAATCAGTATTAATAGTAACGATTTCTTTATCGATTATATCGCCGATTCTAAAAGTAGCACCTGTACCTCCACCAACTATATTAGCTACAGTAGCGGTACCAGTATTGCTACCTCCTATTACGTTATAGATAAATCCTTGCGCGCTAGAAGTATTACCTACAAGTAAAAAAGTATTTCCACTGGTAGAATATACTGAAGTAGTAAAGGCACCCGTTACATTAGAAACATAATATGAAGTGTTGCCTACATTAGGTACTATGCCAACTATAGTACCTACAGCAACGTTAGCAGAACTATTTGCCTGATAGACTACTTCACCATTTGAGAAAGTACCAGATGCTACGTCGATTATTAAATTGATAGCGGTTCTTACTGTAGATCCATTAGTAAAGCCGCTTGTGTATTGCTTAAGTGTAATAACAGATGAGTTTGTTTCGGTAACAATACCATTTGCAATTATAGTATTACTTTCATTCACTTGAAAAATTAATTGGTTATTTTGAATATTACCAGTATTAGATGAGTATTGCAGTTGTAGTTTAGGATATACCTGTGTTAGTGCATCTAGAGAATAACCAGTGCCACCATTTTCTAATTTAAAAGTAACACGTCCTAATTGCCTGGTTGTAGATACTACTTTTGCTTTACCGCCAAAGCCTTTACCTTCTACATTTAAAATGTCACCTATTTCAAAATTAGCACCACCATCGATTATACCTATTGCAGATAATGAACCTACGGTAGATGGTATATTAATTCCAATAATATTATTATTTGTACCGGAGAAAAGTGATTCGCCAAAATCAAAAGATCCTTGTACGTTTGATATCTCTAGTATATCAACTACTTTTCTATTAGAAATACGTTGTGAGTAGTTCTCGACAATACCAGTTGCACCGCTATTGACGCCGGTTATTTTTTTACCAATATAATCTTGAATATTGTTTGCAGTGCTAGTTATTTCAAGAAATTTACCTTCTACCCACTCGCCGTCAGATACTCTTAATATATCATCTCCTGGGATATAGATAGAGACGTCCTCGTTATATAACGCTCTGAATAATATCTCATAGCTGCGTTCAGAACCTTTAGATTTATAAAGATCTTGAATATTTTTTAATAAAAGTCTTTTATCAGCTTCTGTCTCTAACTTTAAACCTACAGCGTATTTGTTTTTAAAATGTACAATGTACTCATCTAGTGTAGAGTCAATATCTCTGTATTCAAATAATCTTCTAGTTTTAAACAGAGTATTATCTTGCTGTTCCATCCATTCAAAATATGACTTTACAAATTCAATTAATACAGGTCCGTCTTCTCGGTATATCGCCGGGAATTGTGACTCAATAAATTGAGATATATTCTTCTCTATAAACTTCATTATTCTTTAACAGCTGTAGATGAAATATTGTTTAAAGCTACGTCTATTCTTATTACTGTGTTTCTATTAGAAGTAATATCTTGATTTCTAGGGGTAGCAGTAAACGTAATGCCGTCGCCGCTATAGTCAGCTATTACCACTGTAGCAATGTTAACTATACCATTTTCATAGTCAACAGTTCCAGCGTCTGTTTTTAAAATATTTCTACCTGCACTAGTATTTTCAAAAATGAATAATTTACCTGCACCGTCTTCACCAAAATATGATTCTCTAGAGTTGTAAGTAAAGCTTGACGAGTAAAGTGTAAACTCGTTAGTTAACGGTCTGGAAACATTATAATCGTCTCTCTCTATAGCATTATTAAAATCTATAGTGGTAGCATAGTTCTCATTTAATAATGGTATAATAGTCTTAGCCATTACTACAGTAGTTTCGTTACTTAAAATACTAGCATGAGTGTTATTGATATCACTAACTAACTTAGAGTATCTGAACGTCTTCTTAAAGTCAATAAGGTACGTATTGTTAAAGTTGTTGATAGTATTAGCAACTAGGCTACTAACTTGACTGTCAGTTAATGTAGTTAGGTTACTATTATATCTAACGTTTGTAGTTACGCCTAGATCTAGATATTCTGGAGTTTCTAGTTGGGGGTTAATAGCTAGAGGGGATCGCGTTTTTACAAAACTTAGTAATCTATCAGCTGTAGTTTGAGTAATATTATCTCCGGATTGTGTTACGCAAGATAGTATTACTCTACCATATTGTGGGTTTTGAATTAACTCTTCGCCACCATATACACTTATTGATTTGATTTCAGGAAAATTAGCAAGAATTAACGCTCTATAATCCTCTTTAGTTACTAATCTATCTTGAGTTTGAAAGAATCTAGTAGCATTAAATTTTATTGAGGATAAACTCTCATTCTCGGCACCACCTGCAGCTGCAGATACTGTAGAAGCAGTGACGGAATAACCGTCAATATTAGTTTGAGGGGAAAAAGAACTCGCCCCGTTAACAGCAGCACCCAACGAAACTCTATACTTAACAGCAATCATATTACCGTGAGCGGGTTTCTTACTTATTACATTATCACCAAACTGAACTTCATACTTACTGCTTTCAGCAGGCTGAATATAAAACACAGTAGAGTTAGCGTTAAGGCCGAATACGCTAGATGTAAACGTATATTCTGTGTTAGTAGAGGAGTTAGCTGTAGGGTGTACAAATACTTCTATACTATCGGTATCTACACTTGGGTTAGATAATAGAAATCTTTGATTTTCGATACTAGTATTAACAACAAACTTCTCTGTAAGCAAAACACCTTCGTAAATATCAATATTTCTAACAAATTGATTATTTGCATTTCTATTGATTACGTAAGGTTCAGCAGTAGAGAAGGTATAAGTGCCGTTCGAAGTAGTAGCTGTAAATTTATAATACTGAGGTACAGTAATAGAATATATTGAATTGTTTGTTACGTTAACATTAACTCTAACAGTAGCAGCAGCTGATGTATAGGATCTAGGTAAATAGTTTAGTTCTTTAGCATGTGATATAACCGAATCGCGTAACGTAGCAGTATCAAGAAACATCTCATTACCTATCATATTAAGATAGAACGCATTCTGATATGTATTAAAGGCTAGTATGTCTAGCAATACAGAGATATTAGACCCTTCAAAATCATAGTCAGCAAATCTGCTTTGACCTTGTAGGTATGTCTTGAGATTTTCTCTCAGAGAAGAGAAATCTAATTGATTAACTGGTAGAAAATCTGACATTACCTTATCCTATCTAACGTAACTTGCATGGTAATAGGCTGTTCTCTATTTATTACGGAAAAAACAATGGTAACGTCAACAGCATTATTGTCTTCGTATGGTGTACAGATTACATCTATTAGATTAGCTCTAGGCTCATAATTACTAATAACGTCGTTAATACTTTTTTGTAATAGTTCAATAGTAATCGGAGTAAGTGGTTCGAAGAGAAGCTTTCTTATATTTGAACCGATATCGGGTTTAAACGGCCGCTCATAAAAATCAGTCTGTAATAGATTCAGTATAGATCTACGAACTGCTGATTCGTTTGTAATTCGCCCCACGTCATTAGAGATAGGATTGATATTAAGGTTAATATCAAAGTCGGAATATATGACGTTAGACTGAATAGTACTGGACATTTTTTTCTCGGTTTATTTTCTATTTATTTCTATTATCTGGGTAAAGTAATAGGTGCAGAACTTACATCTGTAGGAGGAGAAAGAGGTAAGCTACTCGGTATCTGACCGTCTGTATTAAGAGGAATAGGTGCTGTTGGCACTGAGTTAAACGTTGAACTAATCGTCTGATTAATATTTTTTGTAATGTCAGAGATTACATTGGAGTTAGCTATACCCTTAAGTCCCGTATTGATTCCGTTAGATAAATCTGCAAAAGCAGAATCGATATCGTTCATAACTGAATTTAACTGCGAGTTTACTGAATCGGTAAGCTTATTAATAAGCTCATTTGTATCGCCTAAAAACGATTGTAATTGAGAAGCAGTACCGGCCGGTAATATAGAATTAGCTGAGGGTAATAGATCTTGCGTGGCGCTAGCCAGTTCTTGTTGAGCTTTATCAAGCAGTAAACCTATACCGGAAGTAACTGTTGTAATACCTTCTGTAATACCTGTATCAATAGCTTCTAGAAACTTACCTACTCCACCCTCTACCTGATTAATATTTTTAGCTACTACGTTTGACGCTTCAGTTATACTACCACCAAAAGACTCTTGTATTTTGAGTAATTCTTTAACGTCACTATCAGAAGGTGAGTATCCAAGTACTTGAGTCATGTTTGATCTTAAAGTCTCGTTTCTACCAGACATAGCTGAGCTGAGACTTCTCTGAATAGAATCAGGATCTCCATTTACTGGAAATGAAGATGGGTCTGTAGCACTATTTACCAATCTTTGAGTATTAAGTAAAGATTGTAGTTGACCTGTTTGTTCTTGGTTGAGAGATCCTAATCTGTTTAGAATCTCTCCCATTCTACGCTCACGTTCTTGAGCACCTGCTAATTCTACGAACATTTTTTTTATGCTGTCTGTATTGCTGAAACGCGTTGATGGTTCATCATTGTAAAGTACTGTCTTCTATTACCTTGAGGTTTATAAGAAATATGAATCCATGGTCTTCCCGATCCTGTTGTTTGATACTCAAGCAGTAATTGGTCAAAACTTATTACTTCAATTAACTCCTGCGCTCTAGTAGCATAATCGCTATTACTTAATGAAGGAAATTGAATATCCACAGCTTGACCTAATCCATGTTGGCTCACACCTGATCCGCCTCTAGCTTGTGCTTCTGGTCTAAATCCAGATGTGATAATAAATGAACCTCTTCCGTATTTTTCTACGATGCGATCCAAAACATTTAAGCTTAGATGCTGTAGGTTGGTTACTATCTGTCCTGCTGTTAGTCCAGCTTGTGATCTTACCATATGACCAAATACTGCATTAGTAGATACATCTCTAAGCTTAATGTATTTTGTTAGTTGTTCTTGTCCGGTAAATCTTGTTTCACTAGAATAATCATTATCTGAGCCAGTAGGGGATAAAGTAGGTAACGGAGAGAGACCGGCTGGTGCGATAAACTGCTGTGAGCTGTTAGTATAAGGAGCTGAAGAGTTATAGCCAGGGTAGAGAGGTACACTGGATCTGTTACCATCGTCATTCTCAATACCTGCACGTACAACTCTATTAGATACTTGAGGTAGAGCAGGTCTAGGAGTTCTATCTGGATTAGATCTATCAGCTGGAATTATAAACCCAGTTAGCGCAGGATCAACTGCTACTGCACCAGAAGCAGCTGCAGCACTGTCTGGGGATGCAGGGCCAGAAGTAGATACGGGGTAGAAATTACCGCCTTGTGTTTCTTTTGCAGTTGTAGTTGCTTTCAAAGAACCTGCATTAATATTAACAGTTCCACCGTTACCTAATACTACATCACTAGAATTTAAAGATATTTTACCTGAAGCTTGTTGTACTATTTTACCACTTGAAGTGTTATTAATATCCACAGCGCTTAGAAATGAGTTTTCACTAGCTGTTACATTATGATTTTTAGTTGTAAGTTTAAAGTTATCTGTTACGGTAGTATCGATATTATCAGCTTGTGTATTAATACCGCTAGACTTAACTTTCATTTCACCGACATTAGTATGATTATACTTTACGGTCTCTAATACAAAATCGTCAGCTCTAACTTTAAAAGTTTCTTTAACGTTAAGATTGAAGTTACCTGATGTAGTCATGTTAATGTCATTTTTTACAACTGCATCAAGCTTACCTTCTACTTGAAGGTTACAATCACTCATTACCATAATATTACACTTACCGGATACAGTAATATTGGCTTCACCGCCAATAAAAATATAACCGTTACGTTCTACAATATAAAAATTATCACCTACTATTTTCCGTACTTCAGTTCCATTAACATCCGTCTCAGTATATGTACCTGAAGGATGATAGCGATGGTAACGCATGTTATTAGGGGTATCGTCAAACTCTTGAACTAAACCATTGGGAGTTTGATATACGTTATTATGCGGATAGTTTGCAGCGTAAGGTGAAAGAGGTTCATCCCAAGTATCAATAGATAACGCTGTTTGAATGGCAGTTCTTCTTGTAGCATCTTTAACATCTACTACAGTACCTACAGTTTCACCGCGAGCTAATCTGTTCGTGTCTTGTTCATAGTTATATACACTATCTGCTGCAGTATTATCAGTAATACCTACTGTAATATTAGAATTAGGTAATTCCTGAGCGATTTGATCTCTAGTATTAATAGCCATTATGTTACCTTTGGTTGATTATCTGTAATACTATTATACCCGATTCTAAAATACTGATT